AAGGTTGCTTGGCGCTACGCAGGCGCACGATGGAGCGCTGACATGCCCGAGGCGCACGAGACCATCATCATCGCGATGCAGATGGACATCATCAAGCCGGAGTTCGCTCCGGGGATGGACATCAAGATCATCATCGTCGAGAAGGACGGGTTCGTCTCATCGGCAGATACAAAGACGTCGATCCTCGAGAGCACGGTGCAGAGCGGCATCTTCCTCGACCGCATGCTCAACGACCGGCACGTCATGAAGAAGCTCAAGAACCCCGACGACAACTCAGGACCGAGCGCGATCATCCACTGATGGAGACGGACTACCAGACCCTGCTCGCTTGGCTGACCGAGGCGCAGTACCGCCGGTGCTCTGTCTGTCTCGGGCAGGGCTGGGTTCCTCGGAAGGTTCCGTTCTTCAACGTGTACATGCTGAGCCTTTGCCCGAACTGCCTGGGCGAGCGCGAGGTCAGGTACATATCCCACAATTGATGGCGGACTTCATTTACAACCGTCTCGTCAGCCTCTATCTCCAGGAGATGAAAGATATGCTCAACATGAAACCAGGAGGGCCTACTCCGGAGTGGGCCGAGTTCCCAGCATTCGGTATTTGGCCTTGCGACAATGCCTGGCACAAGAGCGTGGCTCGTCCGGGAACCAAGTGCCCCGACTGCCCGAACGAGTGGTGGGCAGTGGACGGCACTGAGTGCCAGGAGGAATACGCGCTCATCGCAGAAATCGTCTGGCTGCGCAGCTTTATCGCCAAGCCAGAGCCAAGGCCGCTGTCGGCCTGGGACCGCATCAAGGGCCTGATGGCCTGATGGACTTCTACGACCTCAACCAACAGCGTCTTTCAGAGGACAGCGCCAGAGCGCACCGTCGTCTCGGCTACTGGGTCATCGCCGTACAGGTGCTGGGCGTCAACTACGCGGTTCAGATCTACCTGCCCGACTACTTCTGCTTCTTCGTGTCCATCGCGATGGCGCTGGTCTTCTTCTTGAAGGCGAGGAAGTATCGATGAGTGTAGACGGCCTGGTCCCTTGGCCTCTCTGCGAATGCGAGTGCGGCTGCGGCGAGATGCTCACCTCTGACGAGGAGGAGAACGACGGCATTTGCTCGGACTGTGCTGACGGGATGTGCGAGGTATGAAGATCGATCGGTTCGACGACGAGTTCCGGTTCCTCAGTAACTTCTCCCCGCACCCTGTCAGATACCGCAACCGGATCTTCCCGACAGCCGAACATGCCTTCCAGGCCGCCAAAGCTACGAACCTACAAGACCTGATCGCCATCCGGCAGGCCCCTAACCCTGGCAAAGCGAAACGAATGGGACGCAGGATCAGGATGCGCGAGGACTGGGATCTGGTCAAGGTCAAGGTGATGGAGGCGATCGTGCGAGCCAAGTTCGAGGATCCCGAGCTAGCGACTCGTCTTCTCGCAACCGGCGATGCCGAGCTAGAAGAGGGGAACTCCTGGGGTGATCGCTTCTGGGGTACTGTGAACGGCAAGGGACACAATCACCTTGGCAAGATCCTCATGATGGTGCGCGCGGAGATCAAGGAAGCCGGGACGCTGTGAACATCGGCGTCTTTGCCATGGACCCTGGTGGTAGCACAGGCTTGGCTTGGGGTGTCTACGACTGGAAGGCCAAACCGCACGAGGCTGTCGCGCACCGCATGGTCGCCGGGTCTACCACGGTGGTGGGTGACGAGTACCAGCAAATCGCTGAGATTGTGAAGACCTGGCGAGTCTTCTTCAAGGAGTGCGTGAAGAGAGGCCTCCCGCCCGAGAACGTCTTCTTCGTAGCGGAGGACTGGGTCCCCTGGGGAGGCGGCGGAGCAGGCAAGGAGGGTAGCATGCCTGAGCGCGTGCTTTGGGGCGTCATCGGCTATCGAATGGGGCAGGTCGCCGAGTACAAGCGTACGCACAAGACCACGCCCATGATGGCGCCGCCCATCACCCTCCAGCTTGCGGGACAGGCCAACACCAAGAGCTCAGGCAAAGAGCTCAGGACAGCCGACGCCTGGATCGTAGGCAAGGAGCACGAGCGCTCCGCCTGGAAGCACACGATCTTGTTCATCAGGAACTACCAGCAGGCGATGAAGGCTCATGCCTGAGGACGGATTCGTTGAAGTACCCGAGCACACCCTCTTTGAGACCTTGTTCATTCTGACGGTTTTGCAGGAGCAGAGCCTTGAGATGGCTCGCTACGTCGCGCCCGTCCGGGAGGCGCTAGCAGAGGTTGTTGACTCCTCTGCGTATTTGGCTTACTACGCGCTCCGCAAGGGCTGATGGCGCACCCTCTGGTCGTCAACGTCAAGAACTCTGCCTGCGACGTATATGTCGGACGCGGTACCCGTTGGGGCAACCCGTACAAGGGATCCTCAAGACGCCACAATATCATGGCCTTTGAGCGAAGCGTCAGGAAAGATCCTGACTACATAGCCGGTATCAAGCATGATCTGAAGGGCAAGATCTTGGGTTGTCATTGCGCGCCCAAGGATTGTCACGCGGATATCCTGGCGCGCATCGCCAACGACGAGTAGTCTGCTTCCCTCGCGCGCGCGCGTACGCGCGCGTACGCTCGCGTACGCGGATCCGCGAGCGCGCGAGTGCGGGCATGCGCGAGCGGAGCCTTGCTACATGCGCTACGCTTCCCCTCGTGTCCCTTCCGAACGGACGTCACGCCACCGAAGACGGACAAGCGCGATCACCCGAAGCCTGGGAGCCGATCGCAGCTGGTGCCGGCGCGACCGAGCCGCTCGGACTTCTGGCCGAACTAGAGTACGACCCGGCTACTGATACGTTCAGGCGCAAGCCCGGACGTGAGCAGCTGCTCGTAACTAGTCGTTGGCCAGAAAGGCCTGCGCCATGACTATCAAGGGACAATCCGCAGAGGGAGTTTGGGAGGGCGCGGTGTTCTCTCCTCATGCCTAGAGGGACTGCTGGGTCAGCGCTCGCCGTGGGGAGCCAGTGCGGCGCAAAGAAGAAGCACGGAACCACAACCTGCTCGCTGGCGGCAGGATGGGGCACATCTCACCCTGGGACCGGGCGCTGCAAGTTCCACGGCGGCAGCACTCCCAACCACGTCAAGGCTGCGGCCAGTGACGAGTACCGCAAGCTGCTCGGCACAACTAAGGACATCAACCCTGTAGACGCGATCATTTGGTGCATCAAGATCCGCGCCGGGGAGGTCGAGTGGCTGACGCAGAGGATGCAGGAGCTTGACGAGAAGGCGTGGATCGAGGAGACGCTTGTCGGCAAGCAGTTCCACCTGTACGCCCGTGAGCGCAGCGCCGCCATGGGCGAACTCGTCAAGTTCAGCAATATCGCTCTCAGCCTTGGTCTTGCCGAGAAGGCGATCCGCCTGGCTGAGCAGTACGGCAATACGATCGCTCGGCTACTGGAGGGGATCCTCACGGACCTCATGCCGCACCTCAGCGACGAGGGCAAGGCACTGGCCCCGCAGATCGTCCGCCGCCACCTCATCTTGATCGAGGGCGGCAACGACAATCCGCCAGTAGCCAAGGAAGGTCAGCGGGCGCTAGACAGGGCGGCAGCAGCGTGAGTGTCACTGGGCTCCCACTCCTGGAATCGGAAGGCCTGGAGTCTCTCCTCCCGCGTGGCACCGCTGAGGCCGCTCTTGCCCGCCTCTTCCCTGAGCCGGATCCGTATGTAGATGATCCGGTCGGATGGGTCGAGAGCAAGCTGGGCGGATACGTCTGGTCAAAGCAGCGAGAGATCCTCGAGTCGGTGCGCGACAACATGTACACCGCTGTACAGTCAGCGCACGGTACCGGCAAGTCCTTCTCTGCATCATGCGCCGGGTCTTGGTGGCTGGACTCGCACCCTCTGGGCGAGGCTTTCCTGATCAGCACCGCTCCGTCCTGGCCGCAGGTGCAGGCGATCCTCTGGCGCGAGATGCGTCGTCGTCACAAGCAGGGCAAGCTTCCCGGTCGCATCACCCTGGACTGCAAGTGGCACGCCAGCGAGGTCGGCAGTACGGGTCACAAGGACGAAGAGCTTGTCGGCATGGGCCGCAAGCCTGCCGACTACGACGAGTACACATTCCAGGGAATTCACGCCCGCTACTTCATGGCGCTGCTCGATGAGGCAGGCGGCATCCCCGAGTGGCTGTGGAACGCTGTCCTCTCGCTCGCTACGAACGAGAACAGCCGCATCCTAGCGATCGGCAACCCGGACGATCCGAACAGCCGCTTTGCGCAAGTCTGTAAGGATCCGGGTTGGAACGTCATCGAGATCAGCGCCTTCGACACACCGGCGTTCACCGATGAGGAAGTTCCGGCCGACCTCCTCGAAGTCCTCACCTCTCCGCAGTGGGTCAAGGACCGCAAGAGAGACTGGGGAGAGGGAAGCCCGATCTACACCGCCAAGGTGTTGGGTCAGTTCCCGGACATCACCGATGAGTACCTGTTCGCACCGGCTCTCATCAAGCAGGCGCACAACACTGACCTACCGGGCTTCGAGCCGGGACGGTACGGAATGGACATCGCGCGCATGGGTACAGACCGGTCCGTCATCTACCGCAACCGGGGCGGGCAGATCCGTCTCGAGAAGTGGTGGGCCAAGGCGGACACCGTCGTAAGCGCGAACGAGGCGCGCGTCATCCTTTCTCGTCATCGCACAAGCGTCGTACCGATGATGATGGACATGGTCGGTCTGGGAGCGGGTGTCTTCGATACGCTGCGCGCCGACGGGCTAGAGATTGCGGGCTTCCAGGGCAGCGAGCGTGCCTTCAACCACAAGCGTTTCGCCAACCGTCGCTCTGAGGTGTACTGGAAGTTGCGCGAGCAGATGTACGACGGAGCAATCGACCTGGACGAGAAGGACGAGAAGCTGACGGCTGAACTCGGCGGTATCAAGTGGGGCATGAACAGTCGTGACCAGATCCAGGTCGAGACGAAGGAAGAGATGAGGGAACGAGGCCTCCCCTCGCCCGACCATGCCGATGCGGCAGTTCTGTCGCTCGTCACGATCGGTTCTCTCAAGGCTGGCAACCAGGGTCCCGGTTCTATCTCTGGGGACATCATGACGAGGCCTCTCTAGGAGGGAGCATGAGCGACTGGAGAACCGCAAAGGCGATCGACCAGCTTCTGAAGCAGGTCAACGCCGCGCACCCGAAGAGGAGCAAGGCTTCGGACGGGACGATCGGGGACGCCGAGCACGCGACGCGTGAGTCGGACCACAATCCGTGGGTTGGTGCACCTCAAGACCCGACGGTGACCGGAGTGGACATCACGCACGATCCGTTGCACGGCATGGACGTGGGCGAGATGTTCGCCGCGATGATCAAGAAGAGGGACAAGCGGATCAAGTACCTGATCTTCAACGACATGATCCTCTCGTCCACCCTTGTGCCCTGGGTCTGGCGCGAGTACGAGGGGAGCAACGAGCACAGGAAGCACGGACACCTGTCGCTCATGCCCATCAAGGCTCTGTACGACTCGACGACCCCATGGGCGATCTCTCTGCCGAAGCCTCCGGCAGTCAAGAAGGTGCACTTCGAGCTTTGGGATGACGGCAAGAAGGTCTCGCAGTCGATCGTCGTCCCCGAGGGAAAGAAGGAGCTTGAGAGGCTCCAGGCCTTCCTCGCCAAGACGGATTCCGGAATCCTGAAGAGGCTCCAGGACGAGGGAACGAAGGCCGACGTCAAGATCATGCGACTGGAGGGCAAATGACCGACACCGTTCCCGCTCTAAGCGCCGCCAAGAAGGCTGCGCTCTGGTTCGTCGTCACCTTCCTGGGTCTCTTTCTCCCAGGACTTCTCGAGGCTCTGACGGAGTTCTCAGGAACTCTGGACATCAACGTCCTCGGGGCAGCCGTCGTTGCGCTTCTCAGCGCGACCTCGGTCACTGTTCTACGGATGGTCATCGCGTACCTGCCCATCCTCGCTCAGGACCGCAACATCGGAATGGCCCCGAAGGGCTAGGAAGGAGGCTCATGGCGGACATCAACGCAAAGGTGCAGCGTCAGGGCGGAGGAGGCTCCGGCAAGGTGGAGTCCAAAGTCCAGCACAAGCCGGGCAGCGGCAAGGCCGACAAGATGTCGCCGCAGCCGCGAGGCGCGCAGCACCGCGACCGCGAGTCGGGCGTCGCCGGGGTTCCGAAGCCCTGGGATGCGTACGGCGAGCAGAAGCAGTATTAGGAGACAGGCTGTGGGTAGACCCCGTACAAAGACGCAGACCGGCTCAGCGCCGCCTACGTCAGAGCTAGGAATCCAGGTTCCGGTCTCGATGCCCTTGCCGGGGCAGCGGCGACAGAGCCAGCTCATGCCATGGAGCGCCTTCATGGACGAGCACGAGCATGTCCCGGAACTGCGCTGGCCTACCAGCGTGCATACGTACGACCAGATGCGAACCGATTCCCAGTTGGCGGGTCTACTCACAGCCGTCCTCTACGGTATCACGCAGCTCACGTTCACGATCGACCCCAACGGAGCGAACGACGCTCTCGTTAGGGAAATCAGCGAGGATCTCAACTTGCCCATCATGGGCGAGGAGGACGACAACCGTCGGCGCATGAAGCGTCGCTTCTCGCACAGCAAGCACCTGCTGCTCGCTCTCAAGGCGATCATCTGGGGGCACATGTACTTCGAGCAGGTGGGCGACATCGTGGACGGCAAGTTCCGTCTCCGCAAGCTCGCCCCGCGCATGCCCCACACGATCGCGGAGATCAAGGTCGCTGAGGACGGCGGGCTCATCTCGATCAAGCAGAACATCGGCGACATGAGCCGAGGACGGGGCAACACGTTCGCCGGGATCAACAACTGGCCAGAACTGCCCGTTGATCGCCTCACGGCTTTCGTCTTCGAGCAGGAAGGAGCCAACTGGGTTGGTCGCAGCATCATGCGCGACTGTTACAAGAACTGGGTGGTCAAGGACCGGCTGGTGCGCGTGGACCTCGTGAATCACGAGCGCGCGGGCGGCATCCCTATCGGGACGGCAGCGCCCGAGTCTACTCCCAGCGAGATCGAGTCCATGAACCAGATGATGCAGGACATCAGGGTTGGGGAGCAATCCGGCGGCGCGCTCCCCTACGGAGCAGAGGTTGATGTGCTGAAGGCAGGAGGCCGATCGTCCGTCTTCGACTCCATCCGAGGGCACGACGAGCTCATGGCCCGCCGGTTTCTCCTCATGCTCATGAATCTCGCCCAGGGCGGGCAGCATGTCGGCAGCTTCGCTCTGGGTGAGATCTTCCACGACACCTGGACGACCGGGCAAAAGGCGATCGTTCAGTGGTACCTCGACGTGATGAACGAGCACGTCATCGAGGACATTGTTGACTGGAACTACGGAGAGAACGAGGACCTCGCTCCCCTCATCGTCGCAGAGAACTTGGACGACGTACTCGGCACGGAGGCTCTGGCGGGTCTTGTCAACGCAGAGGTCATCACGGTGGACGACGAGCTTGAAGACGCAATCCGCTACCGTTACAAGCTGCCCAAGAAGTCGAAGCCACGGCTGGAGCTCAAGAAGGAGGCGGCTGAGGCCGTTGCTCCGCCACCCGACCCAGCGGAGGGCGGCGGAGACGGCCTGGCTCCCTCCCCGTCGAAGCCGTCCTCCGGTGGACCGGGAGGTGCAAAGTGAAGCACAAGAAGCCAGTCCTCGTAACGGTCCCGAATGTGCCGATCCTCGCGGCCGGTATTGAGTACAAGCTCAGCACTGGTCCGCGCACATTCACCCCCGACGACCTGAGGGACATCGTCGCAGCGGCCAACGAGGACATGTCCATCCCTGCCCCTCGCCTCAAGATCGGTCATATCGATCCCCGCTACAACGGAACCAACCCCTGGGACGGAACGCCTGCCTTCGGTAAGGCGACCAACCTCAGCCTCGGGGAGAACGACATGGAAATCTTCGCCGACTACGTCGGGGTGCCCAAGTGGCTAGCAGACATCATGCCGACCGCATACCCGAGTAGGTCCGTCGAGATCCTGTGGGATGTTGAAAGCCAGACAGGCCGGAGATACCGCGCGGTATGCGCTGCCGTCGCAATCCTCGGAGTGGTCTGGCCCGGCATCACCGTCCTGGAGGATCTCCCGCACTACTACGGCGAGGAGATGCCCAGCGACGTCGAGGTCGTCGCAGACGCAGCAAGTATCGGAGAGGAGGGTGAGGTGGAACTGAAAGACCTGTTCAAAGGTAGGAGCGCGGCGGCGGCAGACCTCGATGACGTTCGTCGTGCGTTCTATGACGACTTCGCTACCGGAGACCGCATGTCGTGGTGGATCCGGCAGTTCGTCACAGACCCGAACGAACTGGTGGTCGAGGACGACGCGAGCGGACAGTTGTACCTGGTCGGCTTCAAGTCGAACGCCAAGGGCGTCATCAAGTTCGCGGACCCGGACCCGGTCCGGATCGCGTACATCCCCGACGAGAGGAAGCAAGCGGCGGCTGCATCACTGGCCGACGCGCTGACCGCAGGACGAGAGGTCCAGGTCAGTTACGCATCTCGGGCGGATTCCCGCCCGGCAAACAACACCCAAGGAGGTGTGATGGATCGCGAAGTCCTGATCCAGCGCCTGGGTCTGCCCGTGGATGCGACGGACGAGCAGATCAAGGCAGGCCTGGACGAGATGAACGCCGCAAGCGCAGCGGCGGGCATCACCCAGGCTTCGGGCGAGACCACGGAGGAGGAAACCCCGGAGGAGGAGACTCCCGAGGAGGAGACCGCCGAAGAGGAGACGCCCGAGGACGAGACGCCCGACACCGCTTCGGCGGAAGTCGTCACGATCGACAAGGGCACGCTGGCCTCGCTCCAGGCCGGTGCCAAGAAGGGCGAGGAGGCATTCAAGCGGCAGCAGGACGCGGAGAAGAAGCTCTTCTTCGATGGTGCCATCGCCTCTGGCAAGATCCCGCCCGCACGCCGGCAGCACTGGGAGACCTTGTACGACAAGGATCCCGTCGGCACCCGAGCCGCCGTCGGCAGCATCGACGACGGCCTGGTCCCTGTCAGTGAGCTCGGCCACACCGGTGGCGGAGCCGAGGGCGAGACCGAGACGGTCGGCTACCCGGAGCATCTGCTTCCGGAGGTCCAGCGCCGCAAGGCACACGGGGCCGCAATCGCTTCCGGCGGTCTCTCGCGCTCGCGAGTACAGAGAGAGGAGGGCTTCAGGTAGATGCCCGACTGCATCCCCTACTACGAGGGCGCATACACGCAGAAGCTGACGGTTCACACGGCAGCAGCTGTTCTCGGCTGCCGGATGTCGGCACCTCTCGGTCCGTACCAGGCGGGCGGTAGCCCTGGCCTGTCAACGGGCGGGGAGGGCGGCAATCTGACGACCGCCGGTTACGCAACGGCGGCGGCAGCGAACGGCGGCGTGTTCATGTACGACGCCGCGATCGGCAAGAAGGTCGGTGTGCTTCGCGGAAAGGGCACCGTCGCTCCGATCGAGGCCTCTGCCGCGATCACGGAGAACGCGGAGGTCGAGGTCAGTACCACGGGCCGCATCGTGACCTTCGGCTCGGGCGTCAAGGTCGGTCGTGCGCTGAAGACGGCGGCGGGCGCGGCCAGCATCATCCCCGTCGAGTTGTACTAACCCGCGAAACGCAGAAAGGAGGAACACTCACTTGATCACCCATCAGCACAAGAGGGTCTCGTACGACACTCCGACCCTCGAAGAGCTCGTCCACATCAACATGGCGGATCCCGAGCTCATCCGCGAGCACATGCGCGGAATGGGTCTGCGTTCCGCGGGTTCCATGTCGATGGCGGCAGTTGCCGCACCGACGCAGTACCCGCTCGGGCCTCCGACGATCACCGGGACCACGTTCACCGTGGACCTGGCGCTCAACAACCCGACGCGCATGATCACGCCGATGGTCCAGGACCTGACGAGGGAACGCTTCTTCGCGGAGCGCGCCTTCACCAACTCAGGCGGACTCACCGGCGGTGCACTCGTCTACGACGAGATGATCAAGGACGACCTGTACCTGGCACGCGACATCCAGCGTGTCGCTCCGGGTACGGAGTTCCCGATCGTCGCCGGTGAGCGGCGTGCACCGAAGGTCGCCGAGGTCGAGAAGTGGGGAGCCAAGTTCTTCTTCACGGACGAGGCCCGCGACCGGAACGACGTGGCGCTGTTCACGAACTTCGTTCGGCAGCTGTCCAACACGGTCGTTCGCAAGATCAACCAGCGCACCGTCGAGGCTCTCGACGCTGCGGTCACGGCATCGTCCCGCTCGGTAGCGGGCGTGGCGTGGGACGACGTGGTTACGGCAGGGGCAACCCCGTCGAACTACAACCTCTTCCCGGCACGAGACTTCGCCAAGGCGGACCTCGTCGCCGAGCAGGAGGAGCTTGGCATCGACTACAACCTGTGGGTCATCAATCCCAACGAGATGTACCACCTCGAGGGGATCTACGGGGACCGGCTCGATGCCCTGCTCGACAGCTTCGACATCGACATCTTCGTCACCAACCGCGTCGCGGTCGGCATCGGGTACGCGCTGGCCGAGGGTCAGGTCGGCGAGATGCGGACGGAGAAGCCCTACGGCACGGAGACGTGGCGTGACCCGAACGGCAAGGAGCAGACCTGGGTTCAGGGTTCTGTTCGCCCGCTCTGGGCCGTCAACAACCCGTACGCCGTCCTCAAGTTCACCGGCCTCAACACGCCGTAAGGAGGAGAGATGGCAGAGAAGATGATCAAGTACCGTCTCTTCACCTACTTCGAGGAGACGGAGAACCTCGCTGGAGACGTCAAGCTGCGTGAGCGGCAGGCGAGCTTCGGCGAGGTCGTCGAGATCGAAAGCGAAGAGGACCTCGAGAGAGGGGAACGTCTCGGAGCTTTCTTCACCGACGAGGAGCGGGAGGCCATCGAGGACGGTTCCTACACGGGACCCGAGGCCGACCTTCTCCGCAGGTCCGCAATGCTGGTCTCACCCGATGCCGCGCTCGTCGAGGGCGACGAGGGCGAGACCATCGACGTCTCGGAGGCTTCGGCCGACGAGATTGCGGAGTACATCCAGGCCAACAAGCTCAACGTCTCACAGACGGTTGCCCTGGCAGGGGACGACGCCGACCTCGCCGAGAAGGTTCTCGACGCGGAAGGTATCGTCGCCGCGAACAACAGCGCTGATCCCCGCAAGGGCGTGGACGAGGGCCTCCAGGCCGTCATCGACGCCGCCGGGTCGCAGGAGTAGGCAACATGGGAGGGGTGGGCCACAACGCTCACCCCTCCCGCCTATCACACAAAGGTTTGGAAAGGAGCGCCTGATGGCAGACCGCTTCGAGGTCTTTCCCGACGGTGATGAGTGGGGCTATCAGCGCCGCTCCGACGAGGGAGAGATCACAGAGAGCGAGTCCGGGTACGCAGACCGGAAAGAAGCAGTCGCTGCTGCGCGTCTAGCGCGCGGTGACAAGATCGAGGAACTATTCCGCATGGACGACGATGGCAACTTCGAGTCCATCGGTCTGAGCACCATCTCTCGAGGGGACGAGTCTCTAGTTCTTCTCCGTCCCGACGGTTCTGTGTACGGAGAGATCGACCACGAGGTCAACAAGGACTCGTCGCAGAACCCGCAGCACGTGAGCATCACCCCGGCTTCCGAGGCGAGTGAGGCAGGCTTCGATGGCTAACTACAACCTCAACATCGCTAAGGGCCGGTTCGTGGAGTTCATGTTCCGGGTCAAGAACAACGACCCGGCAAACTCCGCGATCATCCTGGTCCCGCTCTCGGCGACCGATACCGAGGCGAACGCGCAGGACTTCGACGACCTGTCAGCCTTCCTCGGCGGCACGCCGAACGAGCAGACGACGGGCGGCTGGGTTCGCAAGACCCTAACCGATGCGGAGCTTGCAACTCCTGCCGTTGATGACACAAACAACCGCTTCCCGGCCGCACTACCGACGGTCACGTGGACCGGCCCTTCTACCAACACCGTAGCGCTCGCGATCTGCTACGACAACGATACGACCAGCGGTACCGACTCCAACATCATCGTCATCACCGTCTGTGACTTCGTCGTCACCGGCGACAGCAACGACGTCGTCCTGAACCCCGGCGACTACAACAGGGCTGCATAGTGAAACTGCGTCTGCGCCTGGAGCTTCACATCGCGACCGTCGCGGACGCAGTGACTGTGCGCAACTACTTCAACAATCAGATCGAGGCCCGTCAGGTTGAGGTTGTGAAGCCTGTCAGGTCTAGGGTCATGAAGAACGGTACGGTACGGGCTGCTTGGGAGGGAGTGTTCTTGGTACGCTCCGAGCTTCAGTCCTTGTACGACGACGTCAAGGACAAGTGGACGAGCGGAGGCATCTCGTCAGCTATCCTTCCCGGCTCGCGGGTCATCCGCCACGACTGCCGCCATGAGGAGGGCGTCGGCTACTGCCGCGACGTTACCTTCTTTGAGGATGTGAAGTCCTGATGGCCGCTGGCGACTCCCTCCTCTTTGATGGCGTGGACGACTTCATAGATATGACCGCCGGAGGGCTGGGCGGAGTTTTGACAGCTTTCTCCATGCTGGCAGTAGTCAAGCGCGCTAGCGATACCGACTACGACGGTGTGCTCAACGGTGGCCTTACCTCCGGAGGGGCAAAGGTCGGACTCTCCATCCAGGATGTTGACTTTCAGTTCTCTGACACGAACGTCGCAGGAGGGATGGGAGCAGGCGCTGGATCAGGGTCAAGCGGCACATCCACGACCGGGCTGCTCACGGCGAACGGCTGGTGCATCGTTGGATTCACAAAGGCCGCAGGAGCCGATACCCCTCGCTTCCACAAGTACAACTACGGGTCTACTACCTGGACGCACGAAGATGGCGACGATGTGATGGGCGACACGACGGGCGCTATCCAGCAATATTTCGTAGGCGCGTGGAAGGACTCGATTGGGGACCCAGACGATCACTTCGCGGGTAACATCGGACTGGTCTCGGTGTGGCTATCGGACCTGGGGAACGATGCGGCTGTTGAGGCAGCGATCTCTAACGAACTCAGCCTATCGGCTTGGGCCGCTGCTACCCCGAACGAGTTGCTGAGGTTGGACAAAACCTCTGCGATCACGTCCCTGACAGGATCGATGACCGAGAACTTGCGCGTCGGGACCACCCTGGACTCGGGCGATATGCCCTCCGGCTGGGACGACGCGATTGGTCCTTCCTACCCGACTATCAGAGAGGACCTGAGTAACTTCCCGAAGCACAAGCTAGCAGGAAGGGTGGTAGTCTAGTGCTTCTCCTCCTTGGTCACGCAACCACCCCGGACGAGCTTGAGATTGTCACGGCTCAGGCGGCAGACATCGACGTACACGGATCTTTCGTGGATGCCGCCGACGGCACGCCTCCCGTTGCCGAGAATCCAAGACCGTTTCATGCGCTGATCACCACGGCGACGACGACGCCCGTCACAGCTGCTCCAACCTCTGCGACGAAGGTGCGGAATGTCCAATCCCTGATCATCCGCAACCGCGATTCGGTAGACTCCTGCCAGGTCACGGTTCAGATCGATCGCAATTCCGTTGGCGCAGACGTTGTTCAGCTTTACTCCCGCAACCTTGCACCGGGGGAGGGCATCGAGTTCATCGAGGGCGTTGGCTTCTTCCCGCTCGCAGCTAGCCCTGCCGCCGCTGTAGGTACCAACAAGCTCACCGGGGCGGATCAGTCTCTCGGCACGTCGGACGTGTATCTGAACAACTCGGCGCTTCCGCTCGCTGGCCTCGGCGTTCCGATCATCGGCCGCGCCTATCACTGGCGCTTCATCGTCTCGAAGACGGCAGCTGGGACTGCGACGCCGATCATCCAGGTTCGTATAGGCACAGCAGGAACCACCGGAGATACTTCTCGTCTGACGTTCACATGGGGTGCCGGCACGGCTGCCGTTGATCGCGGCGAAGTCGAGCTTGACGTCATGTTCACCGCCGTCGGGGCATCTGCCGTTCTGAGGGGCAAGGCGAACTGGACGACCAACTTGACGACCACCGGCCTCTCGAACGCGGTCAAGTCAATTCAGCCTGCTGACTCGGGAACCTTCGACTCGACGGTGGCGAACAGCCTCATCGGCCTCTCCTACAACGCCGGTGCTTCAGGTGCTCACACCTTGGAGTACCTCTCCGCCTACACGGATAACTTCTAGATGAGCTCGGCGATCTTTCACAAGGACCTGGTCGGGAGCGCCTTGTTCGATAAGGTCATCGCGCCGAACGGGATCTTCGACAAAGAACTTATCAGCGCGCCTAGCGGCACTCATTTCGTCACACTCACGCCTGCATCTGAGACAAACACGGCCCAGTCCCTGGCGAAGAGCAAGCTCAAGACGATTACCCCTGCGTCGGAGTCAGATACTGCGCAAGCGATCACTAAGTCAAAGCGAAAGACGCTCGTGCCCGCGTCCGAGGCCGACACCGCCCAGGCGCTAGACAAGGACAAGCGCAAGACGCTGGTTCCGGCTGCAGAAACCGACACCGCCCAGACGCTGAGCATCACCCACGACATTCACAAGGATCTTGTTCCTGCCTCTGAGACAGACACAGCTCAGGCCCTTACCAAGAGCAAGCGGAAGACGCTTAGTCCTGCCTCAGAGACCGACACCGCGCAGGCTCTTGACAAGGACAAGAAGAAGACCCTTACCCCAGCCTCGGAAACGGATACCGCGCAGGCGCTTACGAAGAGCAAGCGCAAGACCTTGACGCCCGCAGCAGAGACGGACACGGCGCAGGCGCTGGACAAGGATAAGAGGAAGTCATTGATTCCGGCTTCCGAGACGGATACGGCGCAGACAATCGGGTACAGTCAGGCCGGTTCCCTCAGTCTGACCCCGGCGCAAGAGACGGACACGGCCCAACCGCTCACGAAGAGCAAGAGAAAGTCTCTTACGCCCGCGAGCGAGGCAGACACCGCGCAGCCGTTGATCAAGAGCAAGCGCAAGACTCTCGTTCCTGCCCTAGAGAACGACTCGGCGCAGGCTCTCACCCGTCGCAAGGTCAAGATCCTGACGCCAGCGCTAGAGCTTGATTCGGCCAATCCTCTGACGCGCCACAAGCGGGTAACGCTCACCCCGGCGCTCGAGACTGATATTGCCCAGGTGCTGGGGGTCTATCACCCGCACATCATCACGCTGGTGCCGACCCTAGAGACCGACACAGCCGTCGCGCTCTCCTACTTCATCGCCTCGCCATTTGACGATCTGATCCCGGAGGTTCGTCCTGGCGTAATCGAGCGGCAGCCCTTCGGAGCGATGGGGTCTGCCTCCTCCGGTACGTTTGAGAGGTCGGCTCCGGGTACCGTCAGGGTTTCTGTATCCGGACGGATCGTAGCGGGCAGCGCTGGCCGCGTCTCACGACGGGAGGACTGGAATGGTTAGAACCTTCAAGGATTGGTTGCCCCTCCCGCGACTCGACTCTACTCCGTGGGAGGAGGTCATCCTCCAGGAGTCAACGACAAGAGACGGCCCGTGGGACGACATCGACACGATCACCCTCCCGGTTGATCCTGATCCGGCTCACCCGCAGCCCGTCTCCTTCACGACCGACGAGGCAACTCTAGACGAGGGTTGGTATCGCCTCGTCTTCACCAAGGACGCCGATGCCTCTACATCTGACCCTGTTCACTTCGAGAACGAGGTCAACCCCGACTACCTTCCGACGGTAGATGGGGTGGCCGTGTTGATCAGGGCGCGCACCAAGGACAGGTTCGGCAATGAGGTTGGTACCTTCAACTCCGATACCCGCCCAACGAGGACGCAAGCCATCGAGGCGATCAATCACGCCGGCAATATCGTGATGGCCGCTTTGGGCGAGGACCCTCCCTCTGAGACGGCAGCGTCCGCGCGCGAGATGGTCAAGATCCGAGCAGCTATGACGATCGAGCTTGGGTACTTCCCCGAGCAGATCGAGGCTGACCAGAGCCCGTACGACCGTCTCAAGGATATGTACGACGAGGAGCTTGAGAGGGTCATCAAGGCCATCGATGAGATCGGCGGCGGCGGCGAGGTTGGTCCTGGCGATACCGAGAAAACCCCCAAGTGGTCATTCCCGGAAGCTGAAGAGGCTGTTTGGTAACGTGCAGCTGATCATCACCTCACACGGAATCAAGACCGCCCACTACAACATGGAGGAGATCGGTCGGCGCACACGCGACATGCGTAGTACGGCTGCCAAGATCATCGGTATCCTCGCCCAGGGTACGGAGAAGCAGTTCGACTCCCAAGGTCGTCGCGGAGGGGGCAGCTGGGGTAAGCTCGACAAGAAGTGGGCTGCTCGCAAGCGCGCTGCCGGACTCGACCCGCGCATCCTTCACGCCAAACTCAAGCTGCGCCAGTCGGTGACTCAGGTCGGCAACCCGAACATGTCTGTGAAGGTCAGCGACCGAGGGTACAAGATCTCATTCGGCTCTCGTCTCCCGTACGCTGCACGACAGCAGGCTACACGTCCTTACCTGGTGTTCGTTGATAGCGATCTGAAGAAGATCGAGAAGGTCATCCTAGGCGACCTGCTCGCCGGATGGAGGGTGAAGTGAGCAGCGTCTTCCTCCCCATCATCGGGGGCGACCAGGTTGAGGAAGCCATCAAGGACACCCTCAAGTACTGGATGAACACCTACATCCGTCAGGTCGAGTTCCAGCGCGGAGAAGACGCGGACGCTATCCCGCTGCCGCGCTCGTACGAGATCACTACGGACGTAGATGACTTCCCGGAGAGTCAGCTGCCCGCAGTGGTCATCATCAGCCCTGGTCTCGACGGAGAGCCGTTCAAGACCGGAGACGGAAACTACCGAGCTATGTGGGCTGTCGGCGTAGCGGTCATCTGCTCGGGTAACGACCGGGCATCAACAAACAAGCTTTCAAAGATCTATGGGTCGGTAGTGCGCGCGATTCTTCTTCAGAAGAACTCGCTGCGCGGGTTCGCGGCGGACACGGAGTGGCTCGACGAGAGCTACGATGACGTGCCAGCCGATGCGGGCAGAACCCTAGCCGCCGCCCCTTCTCCTC